ACTGCAAGCGTCACCACCTACGAGCTAAACGGCACGACAGCCAAGGCAATCGCGCTGCCAAACGACAAGCGAATACACCTATCTGTGAGTATTGATTGCGGCATAGGCGACGCGTGCGCATTTATTCGCCTTTACCCAGCCGCAGCAGATAGCGATAAAAAGGGTGACATTATCCAGCGCCGCACGTCTGGCAATGATGCCTTGTTTTTGGCGCGCTGGGTTATGACGCCAGACAACATATATAGGGGTGAGATTTCCGCGATTACTGACGGCCCCGTTTTAAACGTTCACGTAACGGAGTATTAAAATTGACACTAATAGTAGAAGACGGGTCAATAGTCGCGGGCGCTAACACTTATGTTAGCGACTCGGACTATACGACCTATGCGGCAGCACGGGGCAAGACGATTGGCTCAAGCGCTGCTACCCGAGAGCAAGAGTTAATCCTAGCTATGGATTATATAGAATCGCATCGGAATCAGTTCCAGGGTACAAAGGTATCGAGCACACAGCCGCTACAGTGGCCCCGCTCAGGCGTTTACATTGACGGCTTTCTGATTGGTTCTGATGAGATACCACAAGACCTTAAAAACGCTCAGATCGAAGCGGCAATATTGGCTAATTCTACTGCGCTGCTACCCTCTGGAAGCACTCAGAACGTACAGAGCGAGAAGCTGGGCGAACTGCAGATATCCTACTTTCAGGGCGGCTCATGGGAAACACTGCGCACTGATAGCATTGACGTTTATCTTGACCCGCTGCTTGATGGCGACTCTGGCTTATATACCTTTAGAGTTGACCGCGCATGAACACATTTAAGAGGCTAGCAACAAAGCTTGTTACGCGCACCTTTGGTGAGTACCAAAAGCCGCTAAGCATTGTGACAGTCAACGGCAGTTGTGAGAATGGCACGGCTATTGATCTTGAAAACAACTTTATTGTTGACGGTGACGAAGACACAGAGCTAAGGCTAGTGACCAACGTCGAGCAATGGGTGAAAAACCCCACGGCGGGAAATATCGACTGTGTGTTCAATCGAATCCCTGTCAAGATTTTGAAAGTAGAAAAGGACGCAGCAGAAGCGGCCTATTTTATCCAGTGTAAAACATACGTTAGGCGCGCTGCTAACATTGAGGCCGTCACGTTAACGCCTGATGGAGCTGGCGGTTTTACTGAGTTGTGGGCGGAACATGCGGCGATTGAGGCAGAAGTTATCAATATGGATGCAAGCGAGGCTATCCATGCGGGCCGAGTCGAAACCGGTCAGATGCTTAAGTTTTATTTTCGTTACGTGTCCGGCATTACTGAGAAAATGCGCGTAGCATACAACGGCGAGTCATTGCCTATACGGTCGATAAACAATATCGATGAGGCTGACGAGTGGATAGAGCTAATCTGTGAGCGCAAAAAGGCAAGCTAATGCCAGATGACTTTGACCGATTATTCAAGAAGCTTGACCACTTCGCGGTAGATGCAGAAAAAGCTATTGATCAGACGGTCAGATTAACAGCGCTTAAGGTGCAGCGTAGTGCTGTTTCGGCTATACGCGAGCCGAGTGTGGGCACTATCTATGTGCGCAAGGGTGGCGTGACTCACGTATCATCAAAACCAGGAGACGCGCCTAACACAGACACAGGCCGATTAATTGGTGATATTAACATGGTGCACGAAAAAGGCACGATGGAGGCGCTGGTAGGTACTGATGTTGAGTACGGCGCTTACCTTGAATTGCTGATGAATCGTCCATGGCTGCAACCTGCATTAAATAAAAACATAGGCGATTATGCCAAAAACCTTGAACGCGCACTAGATCGACAAATTAAAAAGGCGGGCCAATGAACGAGATTTATACAGCGATTTTTAATGCGATTGACGCAGCTACTGCTACACCTGTTTTGGGTCACGTTCCACAGGATTACGACACGTTCCCCTACATCAAAGTCAACTCGCTTGAAAATCAAGAGAACGATACCGACACAGAAACGGGCTTTAATTCGACAATGCAAGTAGAGGTGTTTAGCCGGTATCGTGGGCAAAAAGAGTGTGCAGACTTACAGCAGGTTATTTATAATGCGTTACATCGGGTAACGCAGCCTGATACCGCAAGTTACGGACTATCGACAGTTCAGCAAGAGTTTAGTACTATACTAACTGAAAGCGACGGGCTGACTCGCACAGGTGTTCAGCGCTTCACTGTAATTTTTGAACCATTACCATAGGTAACACATTATGAGCGTTGGAATAGGTATTATTGGACGTGATGTCACGTTCACTTTGGGCGGGTCTGCATTAGTTGGCGTTAACTCGAAAGGCTTTACATTCAACAATGAGCCGCTAGACACAACTGACGATAATTCGAGCGGTTGGCAAGAGCGATTAGCTACACCTGGTGTTAAGTCGTTGGAATTTACCATGTCTGGTATTGCTAAGAACTTAGAGCTTATTAAGGCTTATTCTGGTACGTCTCAGATTTTCCCTGTTGCGGTATCTTATCCAGACGGCTCGACACTGGCTTTTGATGCGTTCCTTGATAACGTTTCAAATACAGGCGAATCAAATGCGCTGATGACGTTCGACGCTTCGTTCAGTTCGAGCGGCGCTGTTGTCTTTACGCCTGGCACTTAATCTAGATGTCTATTAATCGACGTGTAGAGCTGACATGGAATGGTGAAAGCTGTTCTGTGTTGGTGACTATGGAAGTGATTGAGCGGCTAGAAGAAAGACTTAATCTAGCTGGCATGGCGCGCGAAGTGTCAACCGGCGACGTTAGGTTTAGTCGTGCGGCGCGCTTGGTTTCGATGCTGTTAAACGAAGGCGGGCAAGCTGTCACTACGCAAGAAGTATTTGACGGCATGTTTAACGGAGAAGGTGCGAGCGGTGCTGATGTCGTCTCGCTAGTTACTCAGATATTGAACGCTGTGTTTCCGAGTCCTAAAAAAAAGCCTGGCACATCGAAGCGCAAGCCGAAAAAACAAGCTTAAGCGACTGCTATCCGTGGGACGAACTCTATCAACTTATGATTGCTGAGTTTGGGGTAGCGCCTTCGGAGTACTGGAAATTAACACCTGTAGAGGTGGGTTTGATACTGGACGCTAAGCGGCCCAAACGAATTGGCGGCATTCATGAAGACGACTTGTCTGATATTATGCAGCGCCGTCATGAGCTAGAGGAAAGCGGGGTTAAGGTTCTATAATGACTACTACGACAGTGGGCGCGTTAAGCGTCAAGATTACAGCAGACGCAAAAAATCTAAACAAAGAACTCGCGACGGTAAAAAAAGACCTGAAATTAGCCAGAAAATCCGTCAACGATAACGCGGCTGCTTTCGCTAAATGGTCTGCTGCTGGCGTAACGGCGGCGGCTGCTATCGGCGCTGCTGTATTCAAGATGACAGCTAACAACGTTAGAGAGATAAAAAATCTAGCGTTTGCCGCCAACACTTTAACTCAAGAATTCCAGCAGGGCGCGTTTGCCGCTCAGCAGTTTGGTATTGAGCAGGAAAAGTACGGAGATATCCTAAAGGATGTTAATGACCGTATAGGCGATTTCGTCACAACCGGCGCAGGCCCGATGGTGGATTTCTTTGAGCAGGTCGCACCAAAAGTTGGGATTACGGCAGACGCGTTCAGAGGATTATCTGGTCAAGATGCGCTAGGGCTTTTTATAAGCTCTCTTGAAAAAGCTAATCTATCTCAAGAAGAGATGACCTTCCACATGGAAGCGCTCGCCTCTGATGCAACAATGTTACTCCCCTTGTTCGAGAACAACGCTGAAGCACTAAACGCGATGACCGCTGAGGCTCAAGCGCTTGGTATTGGGCTCTCTGATATCGACGCGACTCAGGTTGAAGAGGCTAACAAGGCGCTAGATTCCGCTAGCGCAGCCATTGGCGCAATTATCGAAGAGGCTGCTGCAGAGCTTGCACCAGTGATTCAAGTCATAGCCGAAAGCTTTACAGACGCCGCCAAAGAGGGTGAAGGTTTTGCAAATGAAATCAGCTTTGGTGCAGATTTAGTTATCAACTCGATTGGCTTCATCATGGATGCTGTCGAGGGTGTTTCGCGAGCGTTCGAGGTGTTGGGGAAAACTGTTGCGCTGGTTGTGCTTGGCATTGAAGAAGGTATGCTTATGGCTGCTGACTTCATAGTAAATAAGCCAGTTGAGGCAGTCAATGAACTAATAGACGCGCTCAATACGCTACCATGGCATAACATCGATCCTGTTCAGCTATCAGGCTTCGGCGAAACAATCAAGACTGAGCTTGATGTGGTACGCGAGGCTATACAGCTTGGCGTTGATGATATAGCTGAGATAATGAACGCGCCAATGCCGTCGGAGGGATTAAAGGAGGGTATTGAGGCAGCTAAAATTGCGTCTCAAGAGTTAGCAGACCTCGCGGCAACTAATCGCGAGGCGGAAGCTGAGAAGGCGGAAGAATTAAAAGAGACCAGAGTTGGTCGTGTAAACTCAGAGACTGAGGCGCTGCTTGAGGCGATGCGCGAAAGGTTTGCGAGTGAGCGCGAATTAGAAGATGAAAAGTTCGCGCTTGACCAAGAGGCGTTAGCGGCTAACCGAGAAGCTAATTTAATCACAGACGACGAGCATAACGAGCTGTTAAAGCAGCGGAAGAAGGAGCATGAGGACGCTGTAACAGGAATAAAGCAGAGCGCTCAAAAACAGCAAGAGCAGCATCAAATCCGCTCGCTAAAATCGGCTGAGACGCTTCTGGCGCTTGGCGGCAAGAAGACAGAGAAAATCACCAAGGGGCTTGCTATCGCCCAAGCTGTCATTAAAGGTAAAACCGCGGCGGTTAGCGCTTACGAGTCGGGCATGGCTGTTGGCGGCCCTTTCGCGCCAGCAACGGCGGCGCTATATGCGGCGGCGTCTATTGCGCAGACTGCTAGCATGATTCAAAGCATTAAAAGCTCAGGTAAAAGCGCGCCCAGACCAAGCGGCGCAGTGCCAAGTCCTGTGACCGGCCCAGTTGATAACGGCGCAGGCTCAGGAGATGGTGCGGAAGGCGCAAGGCGTATAGATATCAACATAGCTGGTGAGGGTTTCTTTTCATCGTCTCAGGTGCGACAATTGATTGAACAAATTAACGAGCAGACCGATAGCGGTGTGCAGCTTAACGCAACAGTAGGAGCGTAATAAATGCCAATTACTCCACAGCCACCAGGCAGCATATCGCCACCTAATACCCTAACACCAGAGACAGAGGGTACGGTTTCGATTCCTAATACCCTAACACCAGAGGCAGCGGGCGCGGTGGCAATCCCTAACACTTTGACGCCAGAGGCAGAGGGCTCGATAAGCGTACCCAACACGCTAATACCAGAGGCTGTGAGCGCAATAAGCGTGCCCAACACGCTAAACGCTGAAGCGGTCGGTTCGCCTGCAGTGCCCAACACGTTAACGGCTAGTGATGCGGCGACACTGCCGCGCACACTATGCCCTACGGTGAGTATGAATTTTGCAGACGGGCTATATTCGCAGAACGGCGGGGCGGTAACAGAGGCAAGTTTGTTGACTTATGCGCGCGGCTCAAGCGCTACGTTTATAGATAGGCAGCTTGGCGCAACTGGTCGCTGGGAGTACTTTCTAAATACTGAGGCGACCGGCAACGTAAAACGCACAAGCTACGACGCAGCAACAGGTGAAAGTCTAGGCGTGCTGATTGAGCAAGCAAGCACTAATTTGGCGCTTAGGTCTGAAGAGTTTGATAATGCAGCTTGGGCTAAATCTGTGTCGTCCGTCACGGCAAACGCCGCAACAGCTCCAGACTTAACAGCAACCGCCGATAAATTTGAGGCTGGATCAACAGCTACTATCGGCCCAGAGTTATCGCAGGTAGTAACAACCATAGCGGCAAGCACTTACACCTTTAGCGTATTTGTTAAGCGGGCGGAAGCGTCGTTCATCCAGATAACTTGGAGCGGCGGCCAAGTTGCTAATAATCCGCGCGTCAACTTTGACTTATCGCTTGGTGTTGTTGGTTCACAAGATATCGACGTTGAACATGCGTCTATTGAGCCGGTAGGGGCTGACTGGTTTAGAATATCAGCAACAGTTACGGCCGTTGGTGTCGCGCTTACTAATTTCTTACACATGGCACAAAGCGCCACGGATGCAAGAGCAAGCACTAACCCATGGACGGCGGGAGAAGGACTTTATGTCTGGGGCGCTCAGGTCGAGCAGGCTGCAGTGGTGACTAGCTATATACCCACGGCTGGCGCAACGGTTAGCCGTTTGGCTGATCAGCTTTCTATTCCTGTGGTGGGTAACGTTCCGGCTGGCGATGTCACCTATCATGGGGACGTCTCGCTGAAAGGCTTTAGCGGTATTAACAGATTTATATACACGGCCGCAGATACGGGTGCGGGCGGGCTTTATACGTTCATTAATACAACTGATGATTTGCAGGCGCTAAACGGCGGGACGGTTAGAGAGGTTGCGGCCGTAGGTACTTATGGAGATTTGTTCAGCTTTACCACAGTGTTTGACAATTCAGCCAACACGCTAACAGGCTTTTTAGATGGGGCGCAAACCATTACAGGTGACGCGGGAGCGCCAAGTTTTGCAGATGTGGCGGGCGTGGTGGGTATCGGTAGCTCTAATGTGTTTTCTGGACAAATCAACGGCCACATAAAAAGCCTAACAATCTATGACGAAGCGCTAACAGCCACAGAGGTTTCATTGTTATGATGTATATTTTCGAAGTGCCAGAGGGCACTGATGTTTACACGCTGCCTTCTGAAGTATTACTTGCTGTGCTTAGCGTGCAAGGCCAATGGCCTGAAGCCATTATGACGGGTACGCAAGCGGCAGGTGGTCGTCAGTTAGTGCTAGTCTATGCTAATGCTACAAAGCAGCAGTTAGAGCAAATGATAGCGGTTAATGTGCTTGATTGGGATATCGTAGCGGCAGAAGATGAGCAGATTAACCAAGTTGATTTGATCCCGTTTTTTAGTGATGTACCGGTGTATGACGACGAAGGTAATCAGACAGGTGTAGAACCTGTTGTAGATCTTACTGGAAAGATACAAACTATCGCAGGTCATAGCTGGAACTACTAAATGATACCTATCACGCCAGATAATTCTAATCGTCATGCCTTGATAGGGTATGGCAATCGGCTGACTTCAAGTGGCGACGCCCCTGAAGCATTAACGCCTAACACTTATCAGCGGTTCACGCCTGGCACTGGCGCGGTTATATCTAAGTTTCAGATAGCCGTGCCTTTGCCGGTTAATTACGTGGGTATAGCGGCGCACAACATTGGTACGCATGACGACGGGACAGAGGTAACGATAGCATACGCCACCACGATTGGCGGGGCGCTGACGACTATTGCCACGTTCACGCCATCGGATAACGGCGCTATTTTTAAGACGCTTGACACTACCACTATTGCAGAGATAGCTATAACTACCAATGCAGTCACGGCAGGTCTAGAGATTGGCGTAGTACAAGCTGGTGAGTACATGCAGATGCAGCAGCCTATCTACGGCGGGCATTCTCCGATAGATCTAAGCGCCGAAACCGACTACCAGACAAGCGAGTCTGAGACGGGGCAGTTTTTAGGGCGCACGATATCGAGCGAAGGGCTAGAGACTCAATACAAGTGGCAACACCTTACGCCTGATTGGGTGCGCGACACCTTCAAGCCGTTTATGACCCATGCTAAAACCTTGCCTTTCTTTATTCAGTGGCGACCAGATCTTTATGAGTCTGCAGCTTACGGGTATACTACCGGCGATATAAAGCCGTCTAATATGGGCGGCGGCCATAGACTAATGCAGGCAGGTTTTAAGATGAGGGCACATAGTGACGTATGAAGCTGAAAGGGTTAGTTATTCGAAAGAGCATGTTTATATTGTTGAGCTTGATCTAGATTATTGCGGCCTTGAGTATGGCGTAACAGACGAATTTAGCGTCGTTCGCTGTGTCGCTGGTGAGCAAACTATGGGTATGTTGTCAGCAGTTAGCGCGCCCGACTTTAATGTGGATGACGAGATACAAGGCGCTTTGTCTGGTGCCGTTGCTAACATTACAGCTATATTAGATTCAGGCAACACACTGCAGTATAAGGTCACGAACGGCATTCAGTTTCGCAGCGGCTCAGGTGAGACAATAAACAACAACACCACAGCAGCAAGCGAGCCAAAGGACAATGATGTTATTACATCAATCGCTACTGGTGACGAGAAGTGCTACAACACTGTCGAGACATGCGGCGACCTGTTAAACTTCACGCCGTTTAATCCTAAAACAACTGGCGTGACTACGCTTGACGCTGATGCAGCTCTTGATAGATTTACCCGTGCGGCGGGCTCTTTTATATCTGACGGCTTTCTAGTCGGTGATCGTGTTCGCGTGTCTGGTTTCGACAACGTAGCGAACAATCGAGAATACACGCTCAGCCAAGTACTAGTAAACGCGCTATACGTCGGTGCTGATGACGAGCTAATACTAGAAAACGGCAATGGTGACGAAGAGATAACGCTTATATCTCGCAAGGTATATCGATTTTGTGAGCCAAGAAGCCCGCACCCTATAGCGATTGACGCCATCCCCAGTGTTGACAGTATATCAATTACACCGTCTAAAATAGACGTAGGCGGCGGCTTAGGCGAGCGCTCAGATGTATCGATAACATTCAATGATCATCCGTTTAATGATCTAGCTATAGATAAGTATGTCGGTGAGCGGTCATACATCGCCACGGATCGCGGTACGTTCTGGACTAAGATGAGGGCGCGCAATTCTAATTACCAGTTTAGACCGTTGCGCTTGCTTACTGGTTTTCTTGAAAACGGTGTGTATAAGCCTGAAAACTTCCGCGTCTTGAATTACGTGATAGAGAAAATGGACGTAAGCGGCGGCAAGTGTCGTATCACAGCAAAAGACACGCTAGCCAAAGCAGGTGAGAAAAAGGCGCAAGTGCCTAAGCCTAGTAACGGTTCAATTGACGCAACAACACACCCTAGCGGCATTACAGCAGGCGCTACAAGCTTAACGCTTTCGCCTTCTGGTATTGGATCAGAGTATGACGCGAACGGATGGGTAACGCTTGGCGGGTCAGAAATTGCCAGCTTTACGCGAGCGGCTGATGTTCTCACACTGGTACGCGCTCAGTTCAACACGACCGCAAAGGCGCACGAAAAAGATACAGTGGTGCAGCAGTGCTATCGAAAGCAGGACGAAGTGCATATTATTGCGAAAGATATATTGGTGAACTTCGCTGATATCGACCCGCTGTTTATTGATGATGTGCAATGGCAAACGGCTGTTGATAACTCAGATTTAGGCTCCAGCGGAAACCTTGACGGCATTATTGCAAAGCCAACTGATGTAAATAAGGTGATGAAGGAGCTATCAGAAGCAAAGCCGCATTTCATTTATTGGGACGAGTTAAACCAAGAGCTGAGCTTTAATGCAATTGAAGCGCCGCCATTAAGTGCCGACCTGCTAAATATGGATGAGCATCTAGTAAAAGACGGCACGCGCGTTCGCGATATGCCAAAGATGCGCTACTCAACAGTTTTTGTTACGTTCGGGATAATTGACCCAACCAAGAGTATTACAAGCCCTGAGAACTATACTCAAACATTAGTTAGATCTGATACCGACTCAGTCGCCAAATACTCAAGCAACCAGGTTAAAACAATCACCTCTCGCTGGATTCCATCTACTAACAAGGTTATTGCTAACAGTGCAGCCCAGCTTATTGGTCGCAGGTTTGCCGATATACCTAGAGAGGTTAGCTTCGAACTGGAAGCAAAAGACAACGATTTGAATATTTCAGAGGTTCGCTTGATCAATCATCGCGACATGGTAGATTCGTCCGGCGCGCCTGTTGATACGCTTTTTCAGATGATCAGCAAGCAGGAGGCGAAGAACTTCAAATATAAGGGTATTGAGTACGCCTTTGGGCCTGCGTTACCTGGCGATATAGACTTGTCATCTGATAAGATATTGATCAGCTTTCAGGAGCGAAACGTCGATTTGTACGATAGGTATGTAGCCATATTCGGTGCACCTGGCGCGCCTGTTGATGCAGTTTTCGAGATTGAAAGCGGTGTTGTAGTTGGCTCAGAAACACAGGTGGGGTTTGCAATTGATAGCGGGTCAGGTTGGCCCGCTACGTCAACGGTTACGCTCATCAATAAGGGGCACATAGTCGGGAAAGGCGGTGACTCTGGGGCTTTTCCCTTGCCTAACGGAACACCAACACTTGGTGAAGATGGCGGAGACGCTTTAAATCTTTCTTATCCGTTAACTTTAGATAATCAGGGCGTTATTGGTGGTGGTGGTGGTGGTGGTGATTCTGCTAGAAAGTATGGAACAGGCGACCCTGATTACTGGTTCTCGCTTGGTGGTGGTGGCGCAGGTGACTCGCCAGGCGTCGGCAGATACTCTTCCAGCGAGTTTCAAGGCGGTCTAGAGACGGGCGGCGATGCTGCTATATTTACTCTTGTAGGCACGCCTAGCCCGACAGATAATCGCGGGGCAGACTTAGGTAAATCGTCCCCGTCCGGCGGCGCTGCAGGTGCGGCCATAAACTTAAACGGCCACGCTATTACATATACTCGACTTGGTGACATACGAGGTGTGATAGCGTGATGTATTTTAAGCCTCGTGAGTTTAGGTGTAGATGTGGGGAGTGTGAGATGGGGCTTGTCAACATGGATGAGCGAGTTATTCAAAAGCTTGACCTG